TTGGTGGGCTGAGTTAGACATAGGAAAAGAAATACTCGGTGCCTTGAAAAGATTAAAAGACAAATTTTTAGGAATTTTTAGAAAAGCAGAAAACCAAGAAACTCCTGTACGACTAGATGCAACTGGACAACCTATAGTAAAAGTTGATAATCTTGACCGACCAGGTGATCCAGGTTATCCAGAAGGACCTAGTGCGCTAGATAAAGGAAAAAAACTAGTTGGAAAAGGAGTAGATGCAGTAAAAGGTTTTGGTGCTGATGTTGGTCAAACTTTTACTAATACTTCAAAAAGTTTAATTACAGGTGGAATCTCTGGTGCTAAATCCGCCAAAAAGAAATTTGATAGTCTATTAAATAAAATTGACACATGGTCATGGGGTAGTGGAGATGATAGTGAAAGTGATGCGTCTGCTCCTCTGACCATGCCAGAGAGTTGGAAAAGAAGAAGTAGTAAAATTGTTTCAAATCTTTCAGATAGTACATTTGGAAGTAGGATAAAAGAATTTGTTTCTAAAATGTGGAATGAATATGGTGTTGATGCACAAGTTTATTCAGGTACCAGAGGAGCAGCAGAACAAGAAGCTGCATTTAAAAGTGGTGCTTCCAAAGCAAAACATGGAAAATCACTTCATAATTATGGTGCAGCTGTAGATTTCTTTTTTGGGCATAAAGGAGCAAAATCTGATTGGGTAGGGCCATGGGACTTAGCTGGTAAAGTTGCAAAGAGTTTAGGTTTAAGATGGGGTGGTGATTTTAAAAAATTTAAAGATAGACCACATCTTCAAATAGATAAAAATTGGCAAGAAGCAGCAAAAGCTGGATTACCACTCGCAATGGAGAAAGGTGGAATTGTAACTAGTCCTCAGTTAGCTTATATTGGTGAAGGATTACATCCAGAAGCTGTTATACCACTACCAAATTTCAGACCTGGAGTTGATCCAGCTAACATGACAAGTATTATGCGTGATATGGGTGGCATGATGGGTGGTATGGGAGGTGGAGCTGGTAATGTTATTACTGTTGTTGATGGAAGCTCATCAAACAACTCTCAAGCTGTTGTTGTTGGTGGTGATGCAACAGATACTAAATTTCTTAAAGAAGAAAATTTTTATTAAAATGGGGAGAGCATGAAGCTCTCCCCGAAAGGTTAATCTTGTTCTGCTAACTTCTTGAAGTAATCCAAAGTATCATCAGTCTTTTCTCCCGAAGCAACTGAATCCTCTGTACTTTCTTCAATCGTACCAACAAACTCATCTCCTTGACGAGCAATTACTGTATTGAAACGAGCTTCAAGTTCTGCATACTGTTTGAAGTTCTTTTCTTCAATAATTTCATTTAGAGAATACTGCTGTCCCCAAACTTCTTCCAACTTCTTCTCATCACCAGCTAAAGGACAAGAATCAGTAAACATAGACTTGTCATAGTTTGGAAAACCATCCACTTGACGCATCTTCATTTTAAAGTTTGCACCTTCCCATAGATCAAAAGGATTCAATGGAGTTTCATCTTTGAACTCTGGATTCATCACACCAGTAATCTTCTCAAAGATTTTCTTTCCATAACGAAACAAAAATACTTTTCCTTCATTTTGTGGATTAGCTGCATCTTCCACAATATAGATATTGGAATAGTAATTCAATTTGCGTCTGCGTTCTCTAGCTATGTTCTTATCAGAATCAATACCAGAGTTCCACAAAGCTGTGTTTGCTTTCGATACAGGATCGTCTTTACCAAGAGTGGTTAAAGAGTTTTCGATATACCATCCACCTGGCCCTTTGAAGCCATGTGTCCAAATACGAACCCAAGGTACATCTTCTTTTGGTGCTGCGGGAAGAAAACGAATTACTGCGTAACCATTACCAGTTTTATCTCGTTCTAGTTTCCAGATTCGTTCATCTTCATACGAAGGTTTTTCTGCGAGCTTCTCGACTTGTTTGGAAAGAGTTTCCAAATTAGCCATACGATTCTTTTTCATTTCTTTAAAACTTGCCATACTTATTACTCCTTATTACGTTATATTGTTATATTACTTTGTATCATCATATATCAGCTTCCTAAATTTCATTATGAAATTTATTGCCCACCCCTATGCCCAAATTGACCATTCACTCCTTTCTTATATTGGAAGCTTGCCTGTCTTTTTCAACATATTAAGGCTTTGCGCCTCAACTTCTATTTTATCTTTTATGGATTGGTTCAACATCTTTGCCATACCTTCTGGTTCAATACCAGCATTCAATGCATATTCAAGAACTGCATCCATATAAGATATTTCTGTGTTTTGTACTACTTCTTCAATCTTTAAATTTATATCTATAGCCATAATTAATTATCACACTCCACCTGACAATCTGGATTCTTTATCCACTTACCATCTACATCTTGAACAAAAAGTGGATTCTTTATCCACTTACCATCTATGTCCTGAACAAACTTTGGTATTGTATCAGATATTACTGTATATTTATACTCTTGTTCTGAATTATCTACTTTTATAACTTTACCATCTCTCATTACTGTATCACTTGTTGTAATTTTCATACTAGCTCCTCAGTAAACTGTTTTAACACTATCACATAAACCAAGCTTCTTTGCTTGTGTTGCACTTAACCAAACATCTTGTGGTGGCAACAAATGTTCACGAATCTTTTTCTCAGTAAGTCCCGTACACTTCTTATAATGTTTTAACATTCGTTCAGTAGTTAATTCATATTCTCTTGTAGTTGCAATCAACTCATGTTCTTTACCATAAGTTCCCCAAGAATATTGATGAGAGAGTATAGAAGTGTTTGGTGTCAAGACTCGCTTGCCCTTTTCACCAGCTATGAATATCAATACTGCAGCTGATGCGACACAACCAAGTCCAACTGTACGAACTGGAATTGCACTCCCTTTCATAGTATCTATAAGTGCAAAAGCTGCTTGTAAATCACCACCTCCAGAATTAATAACTATCTGTAAATACTTTGGATATGGTTTTATTAAATTCTTTGATATAATAAATGATATAACATCTTTACAAGTACTATCAGTTATTTCATCCATCAGAAGATATATACCACATTCTTCAACTGACGGCTGAACATTTTCTTTTTTTTCTTTCGACATTGAATATTCTCCCTATTTGAAATACCGTCATTCGTTTAAGTAATCTTTCCAAAAAACATGATCGCCTATTTGCATCACTTTAATCATCTTATTATTCCAATAGGGATTAACATCTATTCTATGATAATATTTAGCACCATTAAGAAAATCTTCCATGTTCCACTTCTTACCAAAATGTTTAATATGAACACCTTCTTTTCTTAACATAGCTCGTGCAATAGTCTTTGATACTTTCCATGCTATTCGATCTCTTGGTGTATCAGATAATCCATCACAATACCAAGAGAACTGACACTTATGTTTTTTTATCTTACCATTACTATATCGTCTTGCTTGATGAATAACTTTACATATACTATTCGGAAATCTTCGACTTTCTACACGATTTATCGTGACAAGTGCAACCGCAATTTGTCCCTTAGTCGTTTGATCTCTAGCTTCAAAATAAATATTCTGAGCCAAACATTTAATCTCATCTTGATAATCATAAGATGTCGGAACATAAGTCACTCTCTTAAATGCCGTACAAGATACTAAAATAATACATAACAAAATAATCTTCTTCATATCAAGTCACCAAATAATATAAGATGCCTCCAATAAAATAAATAACCATAGGTCCGAAAAATATAAATTCCATCATATCACCAAAAATAAATAAATCCCCAAATGATGCCACCAACTAATGTCAAGTCTGCTATTATTGACCATGCAATATATAACTTAAATAGTATCTTTGAGTGTTTGCTGTTCTTTATTCGTAGGAGGAGGTTCCGAATCATCACATTCTCCCTCCACACCATTACCAGCTACGTTTAATAAAAATTCGTTTTCCATATCATCTATCTTTTTCTTTAATGGTGAATACTTCTTTTTAAAATCCATTCGTTCACCGAAAGGCATTCTTATGCCTTTATCTTTAAATTTCTTTTCTATCATAGCTAGTTGTGATTTCATTCTAACTAATGATAGTGATGCTTCTGTAAGTTGTTCTTTAGTCCATTTCATAAGAAAAATAGGTGGGGGCCGAAGCCCCACACCACCTGTTACTATCCCCAAAACTTATTCAGTTTCTTACGAATAGCATTAACAGTCTTTGCGCCACCAACAATGTCTGCGTTCTTGAACGCAGTTTCACCAGTAGCAGGGCTCGTATAAATCTGAACCCACCGGGGCAAATCTGTTAGCTCGCACTCAGCCCGAGTCATCTTGCGAGCAT